GAAAACATCAAGTACTGGCCCTTGGTCGTATACACAGTGGACAGGTACAGAAAATAAATGGCTTCGTCTTAATGAAACAGGGCCAAGCGATTTTGCTACTAACGTTACAGGTGGTGGCTATATCTCCGCAGAGCCAACTACAGGGGCTGCAACAGCTACGTCTATTACCGTAAATGGGCATTTTGGTGTAACCAATGTAAATACATCTGGTGAAACATATGTCGCCTACTTATTCGCCCACAACGCAGGAGGCTTTGGCTTAACTGGCACAGATAATGTGATTAGCTGTGGTAGCACAGCCGGAAGCAAGGTCACGCTTGGGTGGGAGCCTCAATGGATTCTGTACAAATCAAGTAATTTTGTAGAAGATTGGCAAGTTGTAGACAATATGCGGGGGCTTCCCGTTGGTGCAGTTGCACAATTATTAAAGCCAAACATTTCTGGAACAGACACAACTACAAGTAACAGCATCACGATTGCCGCTGATGGATTTACGCTTGGCGCAATTACGGGCACTGCCATCTACATAGCCATACGCCGTGGCCCGATGAAAGTGCCTACTGATGGGACTAAGGTGTTTAGTCCACTTGCGTTTAACAATGCTCAAGGAACTCAAAACACAACAGGGTTTGCTGTTGATTCTCAATGGTTAAACTACCGACCCGGCACTGCTATTAATACAGTGTTTAATGACCGATTGCGCGGGGTTAGCACAACATCAACAAGCACTGGTCGATATTTAAGTAGCGCAAGTACAGCAGCAGAATCGACAGCAAACAATACTACTCAAGGCTGGAACAACACAGGATTCCAAACACCCGACTATTTTGCTGTTTCAAATTCTGTTTATTACAATTTCCTCCGCGCCCCATCATTCTTTGATGAGGTTTGCTATACAGGTACTGGAACTGCAAGGACTGTAGCGCACAACTTGGGCGTAGCACCTGAGTTGATGATAATTAAAGCCAGAACTGGCGCTTACTTTTGGCCCGTTTGGAGTAGCGCTTTCCCTATTACGCAAAGACTGCAATTGGAAAGTGGTAACGCCCTTGGAACACAAGACTTGTTTAATAGCACAGTTCCAACAAGTACGGTGTTTTCTCTTTCGGCTGCGGCTGGAGTAAGCCCGGTCAATCAAAACCCAAGCTCAGGTTCGATTGATTATGTCGCCTACCTATTTGCAACCTGCGCTGGGGTGTCGAAGGTGGGTTCGTTTGTGTTGTCAGGCAGCGATCAAACCATTAACTGTGGTTTTACTGCGGGTGCTAGATTTGTTTTAATTAAAGACACAGGAACTACTGGAAGAAATTGGCGCGTTTGGGATACAGCAAGAGGTATTAATAGTGGAGCTACTGAGCCGTTTCTTGATTTAAACGTTACCACCGCAGAAGTAACTATTCGCGATTGGATTGAGCCACACGCAACAGGCTTCACTATAAAAGCTGCACTGGCTGGGTCAGAAGGTGGAATTGGACAAACTTTTATTTTCTTAGCAATCGCTTGAGGTAACACATGCAAATCAGAACAAATGACGGTCAAGTAATGTACGAGAGCGAGTTCCGTACACACATCAAAGCCAATGGTGGCCCATCATGGGATACGACAACAACTGAAGTCCTAGAGTCTTTGGGTGCTGCTGTAGTCTTTGAAGGCCCACAAGCTACTCCTACGCGCTACCAAACAGCTTTTGCTAATGGCGTAGAGCAAGTCAATAGTAAATGGTTTACCAAGTATTCCGTTGCTGACATGGATGCTGACGCTATCGCAGCTAAGGACGCAGAGCAAGCCAAGTCAGTGCGTGATGAGCGTACTAAGAAGCTGGCTGAGACTGATTGGACACAGTTGACTGATGCCCCTGTGAACGGTGCAGCATGGGCTACATATCGACAAGCTCTACGTGATGTTACAGCTCAAGAGTCTTTCCCTTGGAATATTGTTTGGCCTACTAAACCAGAGTAATGTATGAATACCATTGACGCAACGGACGCTAGATTGACTACTCACGAAGAAATTTGTGCGCTGAGATATGAAAAAATAAATGAAACCTTGGAAAAAGGTGATTTACGCATGAACAAAATTGAATATTTGTTGTATGCAGTGATGGCCGTAGTGCTGCTTGGCCCTGGCGTTGGTGCTGAGTTCTTTAAGAAATTGCTAGGCTTATAAGATGCCAAACTATGGGCAACAATTAGATACTCCAGCAGTCCCAAACCTGCCAGTACCTCCCCAAGACTATTCTGGTCTATTCCAGTCTCAGAATAATGGGGTGTTGCGTACATTCTTCATTAAGCTAATTAATGTTGTCTCTGCCTTGCTTGCTCCACAAGGCGGCAAGTATTTGAACATCCCATATGGTGCTTTTCAGGATTCAACTAATCAAACAGCAGCTAATACAACGACTGCTTATCCGATTACGTTTGATACGACTGACTACGCCAATGGGGTAACTCTGTCAAACACTTCAAGATTAAATGTATCGAATTCTGGTGTTTACAACATTCAATTTTCAATTCAATTAGTAAATACAACAAATGCATCACAAGATATAGACATTTGGTTTAGAAAAAATGGTACAAACATTGACAAATCTAACAGTAGATATGGATTAGCTCCAAGAAAAGGAGCTGGAGATCCATTTCATGTTATTTGTGCTTTAAATTACTTTGTTAATTTAACTGCAAATGATTATGTTCAGATTGTTTGGAGAACAAGTGATGTTGGCGCATACATTGAAAAGTATGCTGCTAGTTCAACGCCAACGCGACCATCAGTTCCATCTGCTATTGCGACTGTGAGCTTTGTGTCAAACCTCTCAACATGATAGACTGCGAACATGGCTTACATACCCCTTCAAATCCCGCCAGGTGTCTATAAAAACGGCACTGAATACCAATCCAAGGGTAGGTGGAATAACGCCAATTTAGTCCGTTGGTTTGAGAAAACAATCCGTCCTATTGGTGGATGGCGTAAGCGCTCTTCATCTCAAATGACTGGCTTGGCTCGTGGCATATTGACGTGGCGTGATAACAACAACAATCGTAGGATTGCTGTAGGAACTCATAACCGTCTGTACCACATGAACGAAGCTGGTACTTTGACAGACATTGGACCAACAGATTTAGTGGCTGGAGTTGCTGATGCAACCCTAAAGATTGGCTACGGCTACGGTCTGTACGGAAGTTCAGCATACGGCGTTGCTAGACCCGATCTAGGCTCTTACATTCCTGCTACGACATGGAGTGTCGATACATGGGGTGAGTACCTTGTAGCCTGTTCTAGTACTGATGGACGATTGCTTGAATGGCAATTAAACGTGGCATCTGATGCTGCTGTCATTGCAAACGCGCCTACAGCATGTACTGGTTTGGTTGTAACTGAAGAGCGATTTTTGTTTGCTTTGGGTGCATCTGGTAACCCGCGCTCAGTTAAATGGTCAGACCAAGAAAACAACACTGTTTGGGCAGCAGCAGCTACTAACCAAGCTGGCGACTTTGAATTGACTACAGTTGGTTCACTCCAGTGCGGTAAGCGTGTGCGCGGTCAAATCTTGCTGTTTACTGACGTTGACGTACATACAAGTACTTATATTGGCCCACCTTACGTTTATTCATTTGAGCGTGTTGGTACTGGTTGTGGCGTTATTTCACGTAATGCTGTGACCGTAATTGACAATGCTGCTATTTGGATGTCTGGTACTGGCTTCTGGATCTATGATGGTTTTGTTAAGCCGCTTCAGTCTGATGTGTCTGATTTTGTGTTTAGCGAAATGAACATTACTCAGTCGTCTAAGGTTTACAGCCAGCACAACACTAGCTACGGCGAGATCTGGTGGTATTACCCAAGCGCTGCGTCAACAGAGGTTGATTCTTATGTTGTTTACAACTACCGTGAAGGCCACTGGGCTGTAGGTAAGCTTGCACGTACATGCGCTATTGACCGTGGTGTCTTTTCTTTCCCAATGGCTGTATCCACTGATGGATTTATCTATGAGCATGAGGCTGGATTTAACTATGACTCAGTTAAGCCATTTGCCGAGTCAGGTCCAATTGAGTTTGGTTCTGGAGATCGAGTAATGAACCTCATAGGGCTTGTGCCTGACGAAGATACGGTTGGAGATGTAACTGTAAGGTTCAGCACGAAATTCTATCCAAACGCTGTTAAATACAATTACGGTCCTTATTCTATGAATAGCCCTACATCCTTGCGAATCACTGGTAGACAGTTGGCGGCAAAGATTGAAGGTAACGCAAATGTTGATTGGCGTGTTGGTGTTATCAGGCTTGATGGAAGGCCAGGCGGGTTACGATGATTGACTACGAAAGATACAAGGTTGATGGCGAATTGCCAATTTGGGCCTTATCTTTCCAAAAAGTAGAGCAAATCTTAGAACCTGCTTTAGAATACGATGACACACACAATATGCAGGACGTAGCCGACTGTATTAACAGTTGTACGATGCAGTTGTGGCCTAGTAACGAAAGTGCTGTTGTTACTCAGGTTCAAACCTTTCCAAGAATTAAGGTTTTACATATATTCTTGGCTGCTGGCAATCTAGATGAACTAGAAACGCTAACACCCCATATTCAAGGTTTCGCTGAACACATGGGATGCCAAAAGATTACTCTGACAGGTCGTAGAGGGTGGGCGCGAACATTTGTTTCTAAATTTAAAATGAAGCCAACGCATTATTGGCTGTCAACGGAGGTTTAATATGTCTGGTGGTTCTTCTGGTGGTGGTTCTAGTCTTGATCCAGCAATGCGCGATGCGTTCCTAGCGAATGCGGCTCGTGCTACTGGTGTTGCTGAAAATCTTGGCGCTCGTCAATTTGCTGGATACAACCCTGCTCAAGCAGATGCTTTGCGCTTGTCTCAGCAGTTTTCGGACCCTAGAGGTGCAGCATTCCAAAATG